GATGCAATTCTGCCAAGTCAAAAACGGTCAAATCAGCCCACCTCAAGTGTTGCCAACAACATTCGCCAATGTGAGCAACTTCCACACGCTGGACGCTGACATTCTCGCTCAATACGGGTTCTACCCTTACACGCCTTCGGTCAAGCCGACAATCAATCCAGCGACAACTCGACTGGATCAAGTGTTGCAACTGGTAGGCTCGAAGGTTGCCGAGACATGGACTGTGGTCACGCTCACGCCTGATGAGCAAATGGCTTATTTGATCTCACAAAAAGTGATGCTCAAGCAACTCTTAGATCAGCACATGGACGCCCAGGTTGCACCCCGTGACTTCGATTCTATCCTGACGGCAATCACATGGTCAGACAGCACCGTTCCGCAGTGGGCAGCAGACGGGACCGCAGCCAAGACCTTCCGCGAGCGATGCTACGCTGTCGCCTATAAGATCGAAACGGACGTTCTGGCAGGACTTCGCAACGTACCCACACCAGCCCAATTCACATCTGAAATGCCCGTATTGTGGGCGATACCATCAAGCGCGAACGGAACATCATGAAAAAGTTGCTGCTCCTGCTATTTCTGGCACTGCCGGTACAAGGTTCGGAGATACTATTTGACAACCTCGCCGATCCGATCACGGGGCTTGTCTACACAGGCAAGGACCAATGGATCTATCAGGCATTTAATTCTGGCGACTCCACCGAGCTTTGGGATTACAGATTAAATATTTATAAGCCAGCCGGATTTACAGGATCGTTGTACCTGTCATTTTTCGATCCCGTGACCCAAAAGCCTGTTGATTGGTGGATGACCGAGATGCGATTGGAATACACACCATCCGACCAAGTGACCCTAATTGGGTTCTCCAACATACCATCTTTCCACCTCGACATCCCGATGGTTCCGCACTCGACTTATTACCTTGGGATATCGGCAGATAACCCCATTGCGTGGGCACAAAACGCAACCGGCTTGTCACTCCAAATCACCGGCAACACCGTGCCAGAACCGCAAACGTGGGCGATGGGCATCATCGCAGCCCTTGCAATGACCGCACTGATTATTGCAAAGGCAAAGAAATGATCACCCTGCTCGCCACGCTCCTACTCACGTTCGCCCCACCGTTTGAAGCCAAAGTAATCGCCGTTTACGATGGTGACACGATTACGGTCAGAACCGACGAAACGATCAAGATCAGGCTGGAAGGCATCGACGCACCAGAGTTGAAACAACCGTTCGGACAGGCTAGTAAACAAGCCTTATCAGGGCTGGTATTCGGCCAAACGGTCACGGTCAAGCCGGGCAAAAAAGACCGCTACGGGCGACTGCTGGCACGAGTTGAAATCGGTGGTAAAGATGCTAGTCTGACGATGGTCGAGACTGGCATGGCCCACTGGTACGAACAGTACGCCAAACGCGACACCCAATTACAATCCGCTCAGGCACAAGCCAAGACAGCCAGACGGGGCTTGTGGTCAGATCCCAATGTGATTGCACCTTGGGAGTTTCGCAAGAGGCCACCAACGAAAGGTGAAAAAAAGTGATTAAAGATATTTTGGGTCAGGTCAATTTTGACCAAGCACGTTCGACGATCATCCGTGCTGCTATTGTGGGGGCTATCACGGCCGTGGGCGTGATCCAAGCGGATCTGCCTAAGATTGTAGATACCATCGCACCGCTGGGAATCGCAATTGTATTTGCAGTGGCCCAGCTTGCCCGTTACCTCGCGTCAGGCGATAAACTCCCACCCTCGTTGAGCTAATCACCAATGCAACCGGCGCCGACAACAAGTATCTGGGATGGAACTGTTATCGCGATCCCGTTTTGGTTCGTATATTCCGGTTACAGCCTCGCTGAGGCTGTTGCACCACCGGAGGTTACGACCATGCACGTGATAATATCGGCCATCCCCGGCGTCATCGCTGGCTATGTTGGCTGGATACAGGTTAAAGCCCTCATCAAGCACCGTGGCGACACGATTGCTTTGAAACGCGAGAAACTCCAGATGGAGTTCAAATTAAAACAGATCGGCCATGACAAGTTCAGTCATGAGCGATACAAATCCGAAGACATTTCGGACGCAGACGACACGCCCTGACTTCGCGATGTTCCCGAAATCTGTTTCGGGAACATCCTTCATTACCCTTTAATACAAGGCTCAACACATGCTCGCTGAAATCATTTTCATCACTGCTCAATCATGCCAGAACGGTCAGTGTCCAACTGTCAAGGAATCCTTGACAGTTGCCACCACCGTGACAACCATCAACAGCACGCAAGTTGCACCAGTCGTGTTCGTTGCGACTGCTCCACGCCTTGCACGATGGCGTTTTCCGAACATCTTTCACCGTCCAATTGCAATCGGTTGCTATGGCGGGAAATGTAAATGACACAAACTGCCTCAGCCGATGACCGCAACAACATGGGCTTCCCGCTCATCCCATTTGCGATCCTTTGGCCCCTGATCAGGCTGGTAGCCGTGCCGCTGATCCAGTCAGTCATGCCAGCATTGCTCAGGCGAATCGCTGACACGCTCGATTCCGGTCAGCCTGGCACGATCTCCGCCGATGAGTTGGTCGAGTTGGTGGAAAAGCAGAAAATGCAAATGTACTCGGTATACAAGGGGGAATGATGCTCAAATCACTGGCACTATTGCTGATACTTGCCGTGCCGGTGATGGCAGACACGGGACAGGCGACAAGCCTTCCCGTCATGTCAGAGGCATCGTGGATCTTTGTCGATGGCGGCAACACGTTTCTAGTCGGCAAACAGTCCGGTACGGTATTGATCCTGCGATCCGGTGACGAGCCACGACCACAACCACGACCAATCCCAATACCGATCCCTGACGCCATCACGGGCGTCAAGTGGTTGAGCGTGATCGTTGACACAGATAACCCCGATCAGGCGGCGTGGCGCACCGATTCCGCCCTCAGAACAGAGGTCGAGCGTAAGGCGATAAACTACCGATCGTATCTTTCGACAGAGGCCGACATTGACACGCTTGGATTCCGGGCATCATTACAATCGACCGGAACGCCGTGTCTGATATTGCAGGATGCAGCCGGTAAGCTGGTCAAGACGATTCGACCTGCCAATCTTGCCGACATTATGGCGATACTGGAGGCGATCAAATGATTATCACAGGCGACTGCTTGGAAGTCATGAAGACGCTGGACGCAGGCTCGATTGATGCTATCGTGACCGATCCGCCATACGGTTTATCGTTTATGGGCAAGGATTGGGATAAAGGCGTACCCGGTGAAGCGTTCTGGCGTGAAGCCTTGCGAGTTGCCAAGCCCGGCTGTCACCTCTTGGCAGCGGGTGGAACCAGGACATTCCATAGGCTGGCCGTTGCGATTGAGGATGCGGGCTGGGACATTCGCGATTGCGTTATGTGGATATATGGGAGCGGTTTCCCGAAGTCACACAATGTGTCATTAGCTATCGACAAAGCACAGGGCGCAAAGTCTGATATCGTAGGTTCAAGGCAAGGCAACGTCTTTGTCGGCGGCGGTTCAAACGGTTACGGCGGAGCGGGGTGGTCAAGCAATCGTGATGACTACGCAGGGTCTGGTGAAATCCTAATAAAAGCACCACATACCGACGCAGCAAAACAATGGCAGGGCTGGGGCACAGCCTTGAAGCCCGCATGGGAGCCATTCATTCTAGCTCGCAAACCACTGGCCGGCACTGTTGCGGCCAATGTGCTGACGCACGGCACAGGCGGGATCAATGTGGACGGATGCAGGGTGGGGAGCCGTGATGATAAGCCACAGTCTCGCCCGGCGTCCGATACTGGGGTTGGCAACGGGAAGACGTGCTACGGGACACGCAAGGGGCAATCGGGCATTTACACCGCTGGCCGCTGGCCGGCCAATGTCATACACGACGACAGCGAGGTTGTTGACTTCATGGGTAAATCTGCCCGGTTCTTCTACACCGCCAAGGCTAGTCGATCTGAACGCGAGGCGGGGCTAGACGGGATGAAAGTAAGATGCAGGCTCGAAGACATTGGCAATAAGCGGACTACAGTTGATCGAAGAGAGGGTCGCCAAAACAATACAAAAGTCCGCAACCACCACCCCACCGTCAAGCCCGTGTCCTTAATGCGGTATCTCTGCAAACTGATAACTCCGCCAAATGCGACCATTTTGGATCCGTTTTGCGGCTCAGGATCCACCGGAGTGGCGGCAATTCGTGAGGGGTTTAACTTTATCGGCATTGAGTTGAGTCCTGAATATGCCGAAATTGCTACCCGCCGCATCGAGCAAGAACGTAGCCTCACACCACTACTGGAGGCGATTAAATGAGCATCCCAGAACTCTTCCCCTGCTTCGGCAACGACTGGCGTGGCATGGGCAACCGCCCACCGTCCATCAGCCTCAAGCTCGGTTCGCAGCCACTTCCCGCCATCCCACCGAGTGAATGGGTGGAATTCGATCTCACCGCATCGCCAAACTTCCCAATTAAAGTCAAAGATCAGGGCCAGTTTGGTGCGTGCAATGGCCACGCCGCAGCCACATCGCTGGAGGTGGCTCGCTGGATTGCTGGTCAACCTCATATCGACCTGTCTCCGTGGCTCATCTACGCCGACTTATGCCGTGGCTGGGACACCGGATCAAGCATTGCCGAGGCGTTGCAACTCTTGGAGAAGTCAGGCACTTGCGAGACTTCGCTGGTTCCATTCGGCACGATTAATCCGTCCTCAGTCAAGCCACAGGCACGCAACGATTGCAAGCGGTTCAAAATCGAGATCGGCACCACGCTTTTGACTTGGCAGGATCTGTGCGTTGCAACTCAACTACGAAGACCGTTCAATTTCTCGATTCCCGTCAACAGCGGTTTCAATGCACTCGACGCGAACGGATGCCCATCCAACAGGTCAGGCTCGCACAATCACGCTGTGATGGGTGGGCTAGGGATGCGAAAAGCCAGCGATGGCCAATGGCTCATCAGGTGGCAGAATAGTTGGGGCACACGATGGGGCCAAAATGGTCGTGCCTGGCTATGCGAAAAGAATATTCAAGGATGGGGTTTTGATGCCTATTCCGTCTCGGCAATTGCAACGATCACGCCTGACACGGCACCTGCACTTGCGTTGTGACCAGATTAAGTGATAATGTAGTTACATGATTATCTGTGGCTCTTACGGGCAGGCCGCAGACTTAACTTAGCCCGGCGAAAAGGTATACCGACCATGCTTAATTCCGAGATTGCTGTTTTGCAGTCCGAAGCCACCAGCCTCTCGGCACGTGCTTCGGAACTCCTCGCCAAAACCAGTTACACCGCCGAAGAAGCGGCTGAAATGACATCGGTACAATCGCGGCTAATCGCGAACCGTGCCGCTATCACCAAGTCACAGGATATCGACGCCTCCCGCACCCAGTTGCAAGCCAGCGTCACTGCACACAACGCGTGGGAATCACAAGTTCCTGCCACCAATCGACCCGCATCGGCCTACGATGTCAAAGGCACACCGGCTGGCTACACAGCACAACCTGGCATGGTCAACGGTGGGTACAAGGTTAATCTTGCAAACAAGGCTTACCAGCCCGAAATCGAGCCAAAAGGCGCGACGATTGAGGCTTATCTTGCCGATGGTTACTCGATTGACACCATCGAAAAAGCCTGCACGCCGGCTTACAAACGCGAAGTCCTGAAGTACATGCGGTCCGGTGGGCGAGATGTTTTCGGCTCCGGTGAAATCCTCCGAAAAGCCTTCACTGAACAGGGCACGGTCGGCCTCGCCGGTATCGGTGGTGCATTGGTCCCGATCCAGTGGTCGGAACTGATCATGAACCCGCCCACGGCAGGGATGTTGCAAGACGCGGTCCGCACGATCCCGACCACCGCCTACGAAACGCGATTCCCGCGTGTAAAATCGACCACGTCACCTGCGGGTACTTCCACTACACTTGCACCATTTCAGGTGGCCTCGCCTGTTACCGTCGAGTGGGGCACTGAAACGCCTTCCAGCCCGACCGATCAATCGGCCAATCTCGCGATTGAAAATGTGACGATTAATGTCAACGAAGTCTGGGCCTATGGCACATTCTCAATTTCGTTGCTCGAAGATAACGCCTACGGTCTTTCGACGCTGATCCCCGATATCTTCCAAAAGAGTTTGTCGTGGGAAACAGATAAAAAGCTGGTCACCGGCACCGGTTCCAGCCAGCCGTGGGGTCTACAAGAGTCCGGTATTCAGACAGCGATCCAGATCGCAGCCACGACAACCGCCGTGGTCAAGTATGTGGATCTGATCAACGTGTTTTACGGATGTCCTCAGCAGTTCCGGGCCGCCGGATCGTGGTTGATGTCATCTGCCACGCTTGCCTCGCTTGCCGCACTGGTCGATGGCTCGCAACGACCTTTGTTCATGCCGAACTACGGTTTCATCGGCGACACCCCTGGCGGTGGTTCGACCTGGCTGAACGGCTCGCTCCTGGGCAGGCCGATCATCATCAGCGAAAACGTTCCGTCGATCGCAGCTGCGACCAACTTTATTTACTTCGGCGACTTCAAGTCAGCCTATTACATGCTGGATCGGGTTAGCCCGACCATCAAAGTCAACGACCAGCCAGCCTACAAAAACGGTGCGTACGAATTCGTTCTTCGCGCTCGGCGTGGTGGTCGTGTTGTCCAGCCCAACGCAATCCGTGCCCTCAAGGGCATCTGATTTATTTGTTGCTTAGTTCTCCGCCGCCCCGTCCCGCCTGCATGTCTTCCCCGTGCAGGCGGGATCTATTTCAAGAGATACCACCGTGCCAATCTCGCCATCGGTCACCAATCTGTATCCACAACTCGCCGCACTTTCGCCGGGGCCTTTGCAGGCTCTTGCAATGGCCGCCGAATCGTTCTTGGTGCAATCACTTGGC